TAGGTGTAAGTGTGCGAATTATATGATATGAGTTAGTTTTTGTAGAAGTCTCTACATCTACAAACATCTCAACTTGTGTTTTACCACCTGTAACATTATTAACAATAAGATCTTTCTTAAGTTCGCGTAGTGTTTCACCAAAGATCGAGAAATACACTGCGTCAGCAATAGTAGATTTACCTACTGCATTTTTACGTTCAGGTTTATCGCAATTTCTACCTGTTATTAAGTGTAAACCTTCTGTAAACTCAACTACAACAGGCTCTTCTCCTACAGAAAGAAAGTTTTGAATAACTACTTTTTTAAATTTTACCTTTTTCATGCTGTGCACTTAGTATACAACTCTAGAGTATAATCTATAATATCTTTTTTATCTTCTATATCAAGTAAATTAACGAATTCAAGTACTGCTTGAGGTATGTCGATACCAGATAAGTCTTTATCTATCTCGCTTGAGTGTATTTTATTAAAATTTAGATCGTATTCTATTACGAGTGTCTGAGGTTGTAGTTGATTAAGACAAGTTGTTAAGATATTCAAATCTTCTAGTGATATATTCTTATCAATCTTTAGTTTAACAATATTATTGCGAATTAATTCCTTAACTTCTAGTGTGATATTACCATATGCAATTAATTCACTTAGTTGAATCTTAATATACTTCGGAGATTGTGTATTTGGGGTAAATGTATACTCAAGATTATCAAGATCGAGTATATAATAACCCTTTACATTACCAGCATCGCCGAAATCCATTTGAAAAGGGTTACCTACATACAAAATAGTACCTGCTTCGAACTTTTTCTCATGTCTTAAGTGAAAGTGACCAGATATAATAAGTGGAGCTTTCTTTATTAACTCAGATATAGTAAGACCCTCCTCACAAACCTTAAAAGCGTTCATTTTGAACGTCTCAATCTCAAAATGCCCTAAAACAACATCACTTGTAGGTATATCACTAACAGATGTATTCCATGGACAGAAGGTAATTGTACGATCAAAGGCTTCTAGTGTTAAAACACTATTTACTATCGTTATATTGTTACGCCCTTTGAAGATAGATAAGGAATTTACATCTGTTCTATGTTTGTAATAGATGTCATGGTTACCAACTATGGCAATTATGTTAAATTCTTTAAATATTTCTAAAATATCTGATGAAACCTGAAGTGTACTAACAGAAATCTCACTTCTATTGTGATGCCAATCACCGCAAAACAGTATATCTTGTATATTATTACGTTTAAACTCATCTCTAAGCCACTTAGCCCAGTTAATAGCTATGGTATGCCATGTTGCACTATTAGTATGTACACCTAAATGTAGGTCAGATACAATACCAACACGTGACTTGTGTATTTTAGTAGTCGTCATCACCGTCAAATATAGGTTTTACATATACAAAACCGTTACCTGTCTCAGGGTTAGTCATTATATCTTCGTAAACTTGCTCCCTATATGATTTTTCTGCCTCATGGTGGCGTTTTTCTTTCTTAATACGTGTAATAAACGCATTAAACGCAATAGTTGTAAAGTAAGAGAAAGGATTTGATTCAGTATCGAAGCTATATTTCTTACGCTTAAGAGCAGAGTACATTTTTATTAATGCATCACCTATCATATCATCCTTATATGTATAGTTAATAAACGATGAATTGTAACTCAAGCCATAAGCTATCTTTTTAATGTTTTCAGCTAAGTCGTCAGTTAGATTATCTGAATCATAATACCTTCTCAATGACTCTTTGAATTCTTTAGGTGCAACATAATAATTATCCTTCGACATACCATCATTATTATAACGATATCATAGAAATCAATTGACTAATAGTGTATTTTCAGTAAATTTTATCTTTTCTTTAAGGTAAATCTCTTGTCTTTTAAGGCAATGGTTATTACCATACTTTAAGTCATCACATATATCTAATATAACTAGCTTTTCTTTTGTTTCATGCAGTCTTAAACCACGACCTATAGACTGAACAGTGCGTATAAATGACTTACCACCAGCAGCAAATACAATATTGTGTATATTTTTAATGTTAACACCTGTTGAGAATATAGCACTTATAGCAATACACACTACATTGTGAGTATTTTCCATAATTTTCTTAATATTTTCACGTTCCACTACATCAACCTCACCTCTTATGAAGTAAACTTGCTTGGTTTTACATATATCCTTAACCTTTTCGTATAATAACTCACCATGATTGATGTGATTCACGAGAATTAGCGTATTACTCTCTAATTTGTTAGCAACTTTAGCTAAAATTGTATTACGGCCATCATTTTCATATATAAACTCAAGCTCATTCCTATAAAGATTGTTAGTTTTACGTGGAACAGTTACGTTATATTTGAGTTTTATAACTTTTACCTCTACATTTGTGAGATAATTCTCTGATCTTAAATCATAACTCGACTTTTCATATAAAACAGGGCCAAACTTACCTAAAATAAACCACTGCTCATACTTACATTCAGGTAGTGTACCTGTAAATCCAAATTTATGATGAGTTTTTATTTTAGATATAATATCACTTACCTTATTGCCTGGTTTGACCTTATGAACTTCATCTACAATGAGTAAATCTACGTAATTTACCCACTCATTTGTATCTATTTGACTCTGTAATATACCCATATTACAAATAATAACATTAGCATCATCATTATATTTGACTGAACCTGTCCACATTGACAGTTTAAACGTTATACCACACTTGATAAATTCATCGTATGTTTGTTGAACAAGACCTAAGTCTGGTACAATTACCAAACACTTAAAAGTTAGGGGGTTATGGTAACTTTTGTAATAGTTTTCAACTAACGCTGCAGTAATAAATGATTTACCGGCACCTGTACCTAACACACATACACCGCGACCGCAGTTAATAGCTGATTTAATAACATCTAATTGATAATATCTTAGATCTACATCGAAATTACTATCAAACACTACGTTTATTTTCTTTGTTAACGCCTGTTCTAGCTTAGACGATACACTGTATTGCGTTGTAATTTGATTAGCAATCAAAAATTTACGAATTTCCCAATACATACCTATATCACTCAGACCTGTTGGTGTTATAAGGTATTTCTTACTAGATGCAAACCTGTTAACACGTCGAGCAAACTTAGCATTTTTATCAACTACACTAAAGTTATCCCTTATACGTTGAAAAAGTTCTGATTCACATCGTGTAATTAGTTTATTTGTGTTAGGGTTATAATCAAACTCTATCATAATTGCTCTAGTCGTTGTATATCAATAATATTTTTAATTTCCCAATGCATTGAACCCATTACCTTCTCTACTTTTTCTAAGTATTCTATTAAGAATTCATATCGTTTAATATTATCAGACATTGTTTCAAGCTCTTTTGTTGATTCAGCAGCTATTTCAGCAGCTTGCGGTGTCAGTCTTACTTGAGATTCTTCAAGTAAACGTTTTGTAATTGCTTTTTTAAGCTCTTTTTTTTGTCTCTGTAAATTATTTAATTCAATCTTACAATCAATTAATCGAGCAGCCCAAAAGTGTTTACGTGCAGGTAATTTAAGTGATACTTCTTTGATATTAAAGTCTGTTACAGTAATATCTCTAGCTACCTCTTCTCGATATTTAGTTAGCAAATCCACAAAGTTATTATAAATAGTTTAATAGTGAAATCAACAGTAACATTTAAACAATATTTCTATGAAAATAATACTGTAGGAGGCGCACTTGGTGGGTCAACAGGTGGATTTTCACCAAACAACATATCTGGTTCGGATTTTTACGCTCCAGGTGACACGCGTATACCAAAAGGTGGTGTAACTCTATCACGTAAAGGCTTAGTAAAACGTAAACGTAAGCGTAAATCAAAACGATAATGGAACTAGGACACTGGACAACTAATCTACCTATAGATATCACTCAACCATTCGGTTTTATTTATTTGATTACAAATAAAATCAACGGTAAAAAATATATTGGCAAGAAACAGTGTATAACTATATTAAAACGTAAACCTTTGAAGGGTAAAAAACGTAAGAGGCACGAAGAAAAGGAAACAGATTGGAAAACTTACACATCATCATGTCGCGAATTAAATGAAGACATATGTACACATGATAAATCAAATTTTTGTTTTGATATAATTAGATGGTGCAATAGCAAAGCAGAACTTGCTTACTTTGAAATAAAACTTCAATTAGAATGTGACGCGCTACTTAGTGACGATTATTATAATGGTATTATAAATTGTAGACTGTGTAAGTTTAAGATGTCATAACATGCGGCATAAAAATAATAGTTGATTAATTATATTGTTTCGTTAAAATCGTTTTAGATATAATTGAAACGATGTGCCAAAATACTATAA